CATTAGAGGACACGATAGTTCAACAGGGTTGCAATTCTTTTCTAATGGTTCAAATGTGATGAATATTACTTCATCTACTGTGACCGCAACCTCGCTTACAGTAAGCGGCAACATTAATGTAGGTGAGAAAATAGCCCATGATGGTGACTCTGACACCTACATGCAGTTAACTACTGATCAGATTAACTTCTACGCAGGTAACGTGAAGATGTTGACTCTTCAGGAATCAACGCACGATCAGATCGTTATTAACGAAAATGGAGCAGATGTTAACTTCAGAATTGAAACAGATCTTACGGGCAATGCATTCTATATAGATGGGGCCGGAAGCGGAGCGGTTGGAATAGGAACGTCAACACCTTCTGCAAAATTGCATGTTGAGGGGACAATCAAAGCTAAAGTGTATACAGTATCCACTCTCCCATCAGCTTCGCCAGCAGGTCAACGAGCCTTCGTTAGCGATTCTTCCTACTCCTTAAGTTCTGCTCATGGTTTACAAACCGTCGGATCAGGAACGCACTTTTGCCCAATGTATTCAGACGGTAGTGTCTGGAGAGTGGGTTGATAATTTTAAAAAATATAATATAATATAATATGCCAATAAAAAAAGATACCCCAGTAGTAATTCCGGCTAAAGCGGAGAAAACTCTTCCTCACACATGGATTTCACAAATGACGATTGATGCTCCTAATGATTCAAAAGGTTATTTGTTTATTCAATTGGTTCCATATGATGCGGATTCAGATGAAGATCCAGATAGGGAAAATGCTAAAGGTATGCAATTAAAGCTTTGGGATGTTATTGATAAAGTCCCAGAAGCTGCCTCCGCTATGCAAGCCATATTTGATGCTATCCCAGCTATTGAAGCTTACCACGACGCTAAACAGGAAGAATCTGAGTAAAAAATATCACTTTCCCTTTAAAATAGTGTAATTAAACATATAATTATAAAAAGTCATGGCTATTTCCCGTTCACCCTCATTTACCGTTCCTGCTGTCTCAGAGAAATCTTTTGATTCTGTATGGGTTCGCAATATTAACATTCATTGCCCACAGCTTAACGCTGAAGGTAATGATCAAGGCAATATCAATATTGAGTTAGTTCCTTATGATGCTACAGAAGGTTCTGAGGCTATCCACATCACCGTTGACAATGAAGGAGTTGAGTATTTAAATGTTCCAAATCGGGCTAACGGGCGCAAAACTTTTTGGGACTGTGTTAACGAAGTCCCCGAGGTCGCCAAAGCTATGGAAGCTATAGTTGCTGCTGTAGGGCCGCTTAAGACTTGGGCTGAGACTGCTCCTGTAGTTGAAGCGGCACCTGCCGACGAAGAAGAAACCTCTGAAGAAGAAACCTCTGAAGAAGAAACCTCTGAAGAAGAAACCTCTGAAGAAGAAACCTCTGAAGAAGGAGGCGAGTAAATTTTTTTTTAATTTGTAGTTGATCTTTAGGTAAACCTTCTTATAATATAGGAGATATGGATAATATTACCCTAGAATTAAATAAAAACGAGGCAGAAGTTCTTGTTCAACTTCTCGATATTGCTACTAAATCCCAAGGTTTGAATGCTGCTGAAGCGGCTTTGACTTTTGTCAAAAAGATTTCAGAGCAGATGCCTAAACCTCAACCTTCCGAAGAAACCCCTTCTGAGGATTAATCATGAGGTTCTCTGGGAAAAGCCAGATAGTCAAAGATATTCAATCAAAGTTAGGAATAACTGTTGATGGTATTGATGGCGTTAATACTTGGTCAGCTATTGTTGCTGGGCTTCTCAAAGAGAAACAGGAAAAAGAATTAATCCAATATGTTCAGCGTATTCTTCAAGTTGAAGATGACGGTGTGGATGGTCCAGTAACTTGGAAAACCCTTAAAGGCTTATTGGTTGAAGATGATTTTGTAACCCCTTCCACCTACCAACACGAATCTGAGGATAGTGTAAAAGAGTTGCTTTCCCCAAAGGCTCTTAAACTAGTCTTGGATTATGAGGTTGGAGGTGGTGAGGGCTACTACAAAAAATATCTTAAACGTCCCTGTTGGCCTAAAGGCGCTAGTGGAGTAACTATTGGTGTTGGTTATGATTTGGGCTACAACTCCACGACTCAGTTCGGGGAAGATTGGGGAGGGATTATTGATGATTCTGATTTCAATAGACTCCGTAGGTGTTTAGGCTTTAAAGGTAGTGTCGCAAATTCTAAACTGCCCAGTGTTAGAGATATTGAAATCCCTTGGGATTCAGCTTTAAATGTCTTTAAAAAGAATACTATTCCCCGATTTATCAAACTAACATTAAAAGCGTTCCCCGGAGCAGATAAGCTCCATCCAGACGCTTTTGGAGCTTTAGTTAGCCTTGTGTTTAATCGGGGCAGTTCCCTCAAAGGGTCTCGTCGATCAGAAATGGCTCGTATTCGCGACCTCGTACCTAGCAAAAACTATTCAGCAATTGCTCAAGAGATCAGAGATATGAAGAGAATTTGGCAGGGTAAAGGCTTGGATGGTCTTCTCCGTAGGAGAGATAAAGAAGCTGGCTTAGTGGATTCTTGTGCATAGTTCATTCGTTTGCTAAAAAATGCATTGACAACCCCTCTATACATCGTTATAGTGGGGTTGTTACTTTTAATATGAGTGAGGAAATCGTAAACATTTCAATTAGTAAATCGGACATATTTAATTATGTTGTAGGCAATGCTTCTTACGACCCAATCGAAAAGTGTATTGATCCTACTTTGTATGAGACTTATTCCGATTTTATTTTGCGCCATGATGGGGACCAACAGGAATACATCTACCAAGATAAGGAGTATGAGTATTTTTACAAAGAGATGTCTAAACTCAAAAAACTATCTCCAGACATGAGCAAAAGGGAGATTGTTCGCATTTGTGAAGAATTAGAAGAGGTCTCGCCAAGGACAATAAGCTTGTGAGACTCTTTCGCAAAATATTAGATTACCAAAAATTTATGAAATACGAAGAACTAAGTGAATTAGTGACTGAATGGGGAAAAAACAAAGGAATCTTTGATTCTTCTACTCCATTACGCCAACTAGACAAGACGCAAGAAGAGCTTGATGAAACAAAAGAGGCTTTAACTGATCTTAATAATTTAGATTATCAACTTGATATGATGAAAGAGATTGGTGTTCCTTCTAAAACCAAAGAGGAAGTCCTTTCGGAGGTTAAAGATGGTATAGGTGATATGTTAGTAACTATCATTTTACTATCTGAAATGGTGGGTTTTGATACAGTAGACTGCTTAGGTGAAGCTTACAATGTTATCAAGAGCCGCACTGGGAAAATGGTGGACGGACAATTTGTAAAAGATCAGTAATGAAAAAAGCAGTTACTTACGAGGCGAAAAAGAAGATCAGGCGTAAAGGCGTACACGCTAAAAGCAAGACTTCTAAGCTGAAAAACTCCAAAAACTACAAGAAACCCTATAAAGGCCAAGGAAAAATCTGATTTTTATAGGTTTTTATAGATTTTAGGTGTAATAGACAATAGAAACAATTAATTGTTATGGATATTATTACATCATTCGTCGAAGATCAAGCTTGGTTTAACTGGGTTTGTGCTGTTATTGCTGCCGCTAGCGTTTTCGCAGCATCTACCCCTACTCCAAAAAAAGGCTCTGTCCTTGCTAAAGTATACGGGGTGATTGACTTTCTTAGCGTCAACATTGGTAAAGCTAAAGACAAGGGTGACAGCAAAAGCTAAAGTTTTATTTATTAAAGCTTAATTAAATATTTAGAGACCTCGCTATGCGGGGTCTCTTTGGTTTATCCACTAAAGAAACAGTTCTCTATCAAGCAGGAATATTCTCTTGACAATTGGGGTGTAAATAGTGTAATAGATACACATGAAGATTACGGGGAAGCAGGAAGTCCAAATTGAAATATCTGAAGGCCAAAGGCATTTGATTGCTATTGATTATATTTCAGAGGTTTTTAATTGGGATTCTGATTACTTTATCGAAGATGGTTGGGTTATTAAGCGCGAGATCGCTCATACTTCACATTCATTTGAAATGAAGAATAAAGTGAGAAAAGCTGACAAGCAGGATCAATACCTGTATGACATCTTTAAAACTTTGAAGAGGCGGGTTGTTTAACCGTTAAAGACCGAACCGTCTCCAGTGTAACGTAGCCCGGCATCAAAAGGAGAGATATAAAGAGAGGCGCTCTGACCCAAATCTCTGATTTTTTTATTGAATTCTCTACTGATGTGGTCATTCAACTCACTATCAGGATAATCGTTGTAAAAACCAGTGACTTCTGCTCTATAGCCAGTCCAAGTTCCTGACGCTGCAGAAAAGTCCGAGTGTATTTTTGATTGAGTTAGTCGTGGCATATCTTATTTTCCTTTAGCTTTTTTTATTTGATCAGATGTCGGCGCTCCTTTTTCGCCTTTCTTTCTCATCTTCTCTCCAGAGCCTCTTTTAATTCTTTCTTTTTTCTTTCTAATATTCTCCCAAAGGCTACTGTCAGACTTCTCTTTTTCTTTTAAGATTTCATCGTGGCGCTTCATGAAAGTTTTGTGATCTGGCCCAGCCATATATAAAGTTTTACCATCCTTTGTTTTGTGTGGGTGGATTCCTTCAAGGCCCATTTTCTTAGCGTCTTTTAGTGCTTCTTCTTTTGTCTCAAAGTAGTGCTGCATTATATTGGGCGCTGCGCTAGAAAAAAACAAAATTTTATCTTCTTCTCCGACAACTGCAGAAGCTTTGCTCTCGGCATCTTCAAACTGAGAGGAGCAGACGGCAGCTCTTTGTTTCCCATCTTTGAACTCATCTTTGGCTGTCAGATCAACCATGCAACGGCTCATGAATTTAGATCTTTTTTCTCCGTTTTTAGGTGTCGGTAAAGGCATACTATAGATTACACCTAAAATGATTTATTTTTTCACTTTTTTAAGTGTTGATGGTCTAAAACCCAAGGGATGACTAGGTTTTCCACGCACCTGACATAGGCTTCCTCATCATTTTCTGCCATGAAAGCTATCCCTGAGAGTTCAAATATCATGTGCGTAACCTCATGAACTAATGTCCACCAGTGTTGTTCTGGGTCTTTAAGGCATTTTTTATTTAATTTAATAATTTTATTATCCATAAGACATTCGCCCCAATCCTCCATATCTTCATAAACAATTTTTATCTTTTTATTCAAAACATTCACGAAAGACAGCTTCTTCACACTATTAATTACACTTTTCAGTTGATTTTCTGGTTGATATTTCGTATATTCTTGCGAGTTATGACTGTAAAAGAGGAGATAGAGCTGATTAAAGAGGTCCAACAAGCTTTAGCTGGGTTAGATTTAGAGAAGAAAAGGATTTACGATGAGTTGGTGGAGAAGATCCAACCTAAACCTAGATTAGAGAGTTCGATGTGGGATTATATTTATAACGGCGTGAAATGTTATATCTACGATATTGAAAATTTGCTTAAAAATAGGAGAAAATCGCTTGACGAGGAGTAACTGGTAGATACTATCAAGGGGTCATGAATATATTTTGCCTTGATCAAGACCCTGAGATTGCAGCTAGACAGCATTGTGATAAGCATTGTGTTAAGATGATTCTGGAATGCAACCAACTTCTTTGCACGACATTTTGGATGCAGGATCTTGAAGCTCCATACAAAAAAACTCATTACAATCACCCATCTGCAATATGGACTAGAGAGTCTCGCGGGAATTTTGAATGGCTTGTCCAACATACTGCGGCGCTTCTGAATGAGTATACCAGTCGATACGGAAAACGCCACAAAAGTACAGAGACTTTTATTTGGATTCTAGAAAACAAACATCGCTTACATTTCAAAAAGCAAGAACAGACAGAATTCGCTGTCGCTATCGCTCAAGATCAAAAGTGTAGATTGGTTAAAGGTTTTAGTGATATGTCAGTGGTAGATAAATACAGGCAATATTACAATCACGACAAATCTTATATGGCTAAGTGGCAATACAGCAAAACGCCAGATTGGTATGAGCCAGCATAAAGTAGCTTTTTTGAATCTTAGTTTAGACTCCTTTAATCGAGAGGATGTCTGGAGGCAATTCTTTAATGGTGGAGATAAAGAATTATTTAATCTTTACATTCATTCTAAAAATAAAAAATGTCCTGTATTCAAAGATTATTTTATTGAGAATACCGTCCCCACAAAGTGGGGGCATTTCTCTTTGGTTGAGGCTACGATAGAACTAATCAAAGCTGCGTTAGAAGACAAGCAGAATGAATACTTTTCGTTGATTAGTGACTCCCACTTACCCCTCTATAGTTTAAATGAAACTGTAGAATTAATAAAGCGGAGGTATAGCGTTTTAACATTCTCAAAACATTTTAGTTTTCATACGAAAGTCAAGAGTCAGAGAATATTAAAGGAGGGTGTTCGGGGTTATAACTTTGATAAGTATAATGCTGTTTGTCAGTTTTTTACATTTAGAAGGAGTGACGCTGAGATATTCGTAAATACAATAGATCAATTCTCAAAATATTTTGTGAAGGATAAGGTCATCTTTGCTGATGAGTTTTATTTTTGGGCTATTGCCAGAGAATTAAATATTGATTTTAAAATGGGTCAGGCAACAACATATTCTGATTGGAGTTTTAGAGAGTTGCCTAATCGCCGTCTCGAAAGAAACCCAAGAACTTTTAGCTCGTTTACTAGACCAATGCTATATATCTACAGGAAGGAAGGATTCTTATATGCTAGGAAAGCTGCGTCAGACACGGTAATAACATTTTAGTTTAAAAACATGACAAATACAGTAGAATTATTAGGACACTATGGTAGTGACGAAGTTATCGCTTGTAGTGCTTGGACATCAACTTCAAGAGAATTAGATGAAAAGAAGAGACAGAGAATTCCGAAGCTCATCGACATGCTTTGGAGCCACGGACATGAAACACCCTTTGAAAAAGGTAGCGTTCATTTCCTTGTTGATTGTGATATCGCCTCTCATATTCACCTACTTAAGCATCGAATATCTTCGCTTAATGCTGAGTCGGCGCGATACAAAGAACTGAAGGAAGATAAAACATTCATACCTGATGATTGGCCAGAGTTTTGGCAACAGAAATTAAAGCAATATACTGAAGATGGTAATAGACTTTACCATAAATGTCTTGCTGATCTTGAACCAGAGCTAGGGCGTAAACGAGCAAAAGAATCCGCTCGTTTCTTTAAGACTTACAATAGCCGCATACAAGCTGATATCCAGTTCAACATGAGGAGTTTTGCAAACTTTATTAAACTTCGTAAGAGCGAGCATGCTCAAAGAGAAATCAGAGAAATAGCAGAAAAGATGCTTGACTTGGTCAGAGATATAAAAGATAATCCGTTTCAACATACCTTAAATAGCTGGGGTTATTAAATTATGAAAATTAAAAAAACTGAAGTTCGCCCTCTGCAGCAGGTCCGAACTTACGAATTAGAGGACGAGGACATTATTGATATCTTTGGTTCTATAAAGAGATTTAAACAGGTTATCGGAATAGATACTTCCGGGGAAGAGCCTACAGAAGAGGAGGGTGAAATGGCTTCTGACCTTTTTGGTAATTGTCCAGTAGACGAAGATAATATTATGGGGGGGATTGAAGAATCATTTTTTGAACATGAATAAATTATTTAAAATATCATTAGTTTTTGCTGTATTATCCTTAATCTTTAAATTTGGGGTAGACGCTTATATTAATAGGGGAGCAGATTATCCAGAAGGACCGACGATAAACGGGGAAGAGTTGTTTGTTGATATGAGTTCAAACACATTTTATACTTCACCAAATATGAGTGACAATGATCTATTCACAGGCACTTCTATTCGTTATCATATCAATGGCGAGATTCTCGCTAAAGCTGGGGTTTCTAAAGGTAAGCTTCATGGTCCTTTCGATAGCTGGTATGAGAATGGGCAAAAGCAAATGTCTTTAATATGGAACGAAGGAGATAAATTTCGTAATTTTAAAGCTTACCATTCAAATGGGGAAAGAATTGAGGGTGACGGCAATGAAATAGCGAAGAAGGTATTCTCTGGTGAAATGATACTGGAATGATAGAAGAATCAGAAATGTTGGTTATGGACGGCTACGACGATTGTATCGTTGGGACTGTCGAGAGGTTTGGCCAGCCTACTATTTATTGCTATGACAAACAAAAAGTAATTAATCGTTTGCAGTCTGATGGTATGACCGAAGATGAAGCTTTTGAATTCTTTTACTTTAATCAAATCGGAGCGTATATGGGTGATACAACCCCATGTTTCCTTTCTAAAACTGAGCTAAATGAAGAATCTAATTAAAAAAATATTACAATTTAGAATGTCCCACCCCGCTAAGTGGTTCATGAAAAGAGAGCCTAAGTTTGGGTATGAAGTTCTTAATCCTCCTTCTTGGAGGGAGAGAAAAATACAGAACGAAATGATAGACAGGCTATATGAAGAGTCTGTAAGAGCTAAGGCTGATCAAAAACAACCTCATTGGTCAGATAAATACGAGAAACATTTTATATAATGAAAAAAGTTCTTTATATTATATCGGCGGCTTTATTATTAATCTTGATTAAAGCTTCAGGTATAATTAATTTTCTTTTTCCAGACATGTTTTAAATGCGCTTGTAGCTCAGTAGGTTAGAGCAGGGGTCTCATAAACCCTTTGTCGCTGGTTCAAGTCCAGCCGGGCGCACCAATAATTAAATTGAGAATACTAGACTTTCAAACTATAATATAATATCATGATACATAGCATAATTAGCAAACTAATAAAGGATCTAACAAAGTTATTAAAGGATCTACAGAGATCGTTAAACGATTTAGAAGAAGCTTCTAGTGCCGAAACCTCTGCCGAATACACGAGTGCCGAAACCTCTGCCGAATACACGAGCGCGGAGACTAGTGCCGAGACTAGCGGTCAGGTTTTCTGGCCTATGTTTAAGTATCTGTCTGGCGAGATCAAGGGTAACCTTACCAAGACACGGACTATGGCTATTGATAACAAAGGTGTTATTCATTCATTGGGTTACAAGTCTGATATGCATATAGAAACATACACTTCTAATGATTCTATTAGCAGAAACGTCACGGGCCATAAGGGCTTTATAGGAAATGTGGAGTCTTCGAACGGTTTTACTTACTTCTTGCCAGCTTATTCAACATCTATAGGGCGTTTAAATAGGGATACAGGAGCTATAACACTCGAAAATAAATTCCAAAGTTGCCCACAGGTTAGATCTGGAGTAGAGGGGGCAAATGGGATTATTTATATGCCCTCATATACTAAGACTTTAAAAATATACACTCTAGATACTAAAACTGGTGAAACTGGTTGCTTTACTCCCCCACAACCGGGGTTTTTCGGTCATGTATGGGGCGCAGCAGCAGATTCGGACGGGAATGTTTACATGCCCCCAGCTCTAGGCAACAAGATTCTAAAGATAGATAAGAATGGAAAGAGCTTTCTGTTGGAGGGTAAACCTGTTACATCGGGAGTATCAGGGTTCAGCGTAAAGTATGTTGGGGCAACATATGTAAAGAGTGTGAACAAAGTTTTCTGTCTCCCTAGAGTAGGCAAGAAGATTCTCATTATTGATTGTTCTGATGATAGCTACGAAGAGATTGATCTACCATCTGATTATCTAAAGGTGGCTAATAAAAACAAAAACTTTCATGGGTTCTTGGCTCCTGATGGTTGGCTTTACAGCGCATTCTGGGCTGACACAAAGTGTTTCCGTATCAATCCTCACACTAATGAGATTCAATGGAAAGATTATGAACATGAATTCAGTGATGGTTATTTGACAGCTAAAATGGGTTCTGGCATCATGAGTTTAGGAACTGGTTACTCCACCTGTGCATTGACAAAGGGGAATGACGTTTACCTTGGACTAGCAGGGACTTCTAGAGCTATCAAGCTTGAGTTTAAAAAATGAAAGGTTACAGGCAAGTATATTTGATTGTAAAAGATAGGGGTTTTGTTTATCAACCAGTTGCAGATATACCAGAGTTTCACAAAGAAAGTGACGCTTTGAGGCATTGGGAGTATAATAAAGAGAGTATCTTGGATGCTAATTTCTACAATGATCCTATTGTTATCATAAGAAAAGAAGTTAACAATGTAAAAACAAAAGATTTGTATGAGAGGTAAATCAAAATGAAATCACTCAAAAGGCCAGTTGTTCATCAGGGAGTTGCTTATCCTGAGTATGAAATAGATTTTTATACCTCAAATGTTTATAGTGTGAGATTTAAAGATAGAGTTTTGAAAGCTTCAAACAACAGTCAAGATTATCTTACATTTTGTCTTCGAATCAAAAACAATAGATTTGATGTTAAACAACATAGCTTATTAGCAGAAACATTCACTGATCTTTTATCCAAATCTCCCATAGTGTCTCATCATGGCTTACAAATAGGTAAAGATCGACACGAATTAAAAACTGCAACAGGGTTCCGTGTGATTTGCAATATGGTATGTGCTGATCACATTGATAGCAACAGAACCAATAACCACTATACCAATCTAATGATTGTCACTCAAGCTGAGAATCTCATTAAGTGTGGGCCTCATAAGGGTAAGAAGTATAAAGGTGTGCGTAAAACACCTGAGAATACATACCGAGTTGAAATCCACTGGGAAAAAATACTGGATAAAAATGGTAAATGTTTTTACACCTCTAAAAACTTTAAAACAGAAGAAGAAGCGGCATTAGGATATAACACAATGCTAGAAGAAGCTCTACTTACTATTTGGGGGCCAGATTTTGGGCCAAAGATGTATGATTTTGCTTATAAGAATGTAATTGAGACTCCTGTTCAAGATCTTGAAGATAGAATAGAGAGACTTAACTGGAAAGGAAAATACAATGTTTGAAAATTTTGAGTTAGACGATTTAGGCCGCATCATATATAGAATCACTAGAGAAGGTGGCTACACTGAAGAGTGGTGGTTTGAATATGATAAACGGGGTGAGAAGATATTAGTTAAGTACATTAAAGAAAGAAAACCATTTTAAAATTATGAAAAAAACATTATTATTCGCGTCTGTTTGTCTCCCCTTGTGGGGAGTGTGGGGTGTGGCCGCTTGGCATGGCTATAAAGAGCCTAAACTACGGTTCAGGGAGACTGTTAAGGTGGTTTCTCCAGAGAACGTGGAAGCTCATGTCACGCTTACCAAGTGGCAGATGGATAAAATGCTTAGTTGGTACGAAGAGGATGCTCATCCCTCTGATACAATAAGGTTTAAAACAGTTGTTAAGAGTGATGGCGAGGGTTGGAGGATATCTTCTACTCATTTAGCTAAGAGTGCTGAGCCAGCTTCAATCCCAAAAGGTAAGTTCGTCGTGGTCGATTCTTCTTATGTGGATCATGCAGGAGACTTTAAATCTTGTGTTGAGTATGCTGATAGTTACAAGAAGTTCCATGATTATGTTGTTCTAAGCGCTGAATGATTTGAAATCTAAATTATGGAGAATATGGTGTAGGACGATGGGTGAGAGGGTGTCAGACAACCCACGGGAAGCTGACCTTGCCGCCCTCATCCGAACGTTCTGGTGGTTTGTCCACATAACAACGTGTGGATTCATCATCGCAAATACAATCAGGCACTGGAACGATTAAAAAAACTTAAAAAATATCTATATAATATATAAATTACTTCATTTCTGTTTATCATACATAAATGGAGGAATGTATTTTAAAGTCTGTTGAGATATCTAAGAAGATTGATTTGGCGGTAGAGTATATGGTCAATCAACACAAATACAGACCTTATGAAAAAGAGAATCTTTACAGAGAATTTTTTAGCGGGATAAATCTGTATGATGCCAATCAAGTAAAAAAACTCAGAGAAGAATTTTGTAGCCGGGGTTATGGAAGAATAGGTCGCAATTCTTCTGTTTATATCATTCTTGATGAAGATACAGGCTTTTATAAAATAGGTAAGGCAGACAATCCAATTAAAAGATTAAAATCAATTGCTAGTGATAGAGGGCGAACAACAAATTACCCAAAAGGACGGCAAAAAGAAAGGTTAAATTTAAAATTGATGGCAGAGTTTAAAGGTTTAAATTGTTTTGATGAGTTCTTTTTCCATGTTTGTTTTCGAGAATTTAGGCTTAACTTGGGTAGAACTAAGAAATTAACTGAATGGTTCGACCTACCTGATGACCTAAAAACTGTAAAATATATGTCGAAATACGCTAAGTTCTTCGGGGCTAGTGCAACATTTCCAAGCGTCTCAAAAAAAAGATCTTCAGATTCAAAACAACCTTTATTAGATCTCCAATACTCTGAGGCTTCTAATACTCGCGAATACATAAATTATCAAAGAGATAACCATTTATCATTTATAGACAATGGTAAGGCTATAAAAACAGGATCTGATGCTATATGGAACGAATATGTTTCTATATTACCTCAAGATGATTGCGGTTTCATATTTATTGGTGGGCCTTATCATGGAAAGAGTTGGGTTGAGGCGTGTAAAGAGCCAAGATGTAGCGAATATATAAAATTTATCACTACACATACTCTTGTAACAAAGAGGAAGCATAAGGAAAACCCACTCCGCGAACAATTTCCCTCTCCAAAAAACGATTTTAAACTTTTTAAAAGCCTTACTAAAGAAAAAAGATGAATATACAAGAGATATTAATCTTGACACTGGTGTCTGTGGAGTTATTAATACTGGTGTTACTTTATAGAAGATAAAAAAGCTAAGATTTTATGAAACAAGATAGCAATAAAAATAAATTTGATGTGAACCTCGATCCAGAGCAAACAAAGAGGTTAAAAGAAATTTTCGGACTGAATAAAAAGCAGCCCTTTGGGGACTTCATGGTTGACAACTCAAAGAAAGGTAAGTTCTACGATAAAATCAAGAAGGAGCAGGCGAAAAAAAATAAGTAAGTTTGGTGAACTCGTCTCAAAAAGCCCAGATCGACTGCGATATTTCCAAATATAGGATATAATTTTTAGTCTTTGCAAAATTTTTAAATTTTTATTAAAAAAACTAATCAATTTCTGCGATCAATAAAAAAACATTTTAAAATAATTAATCAATGAAAATAAAACTTGAGCCAGATGAAATCACAGTTTGCCAAATGCTTGGTCGGATGCGCTCGTTAATCGCAAGGAACTCAGGGGTTAAGGACGCTAAGATAGGTAAGCAGGATGGGGCTGAAGCTGATGTCTTTGGGGTGATGGCTGAATACGCATTCTCAAAAAGATTTAATACTTTTCCTGACTTAGGTTTGACTCCTCGCAGTGGAAGCGCTGATGGCTTACTCAATGGTAAGCGTTACGATATAAAATCGACTACATACAAAACCGGGAGATTACTTTCAACAATGAAGGTTAATCCAGACGTAGATATATATGTGCTGGGTATTATAGATAATAATCAAATAGATTTTGTTGGTTGGGCTTCTAAAGAGGACTTAATCAAAGAAGAGAATGTTGTTAATTTGGGGCATGGAAAAGGGTATGCTCTTACTCAGGATAAATTAAATACTTTTAAGTGATATATGAAGGGCTTCTTTGAAGAATTATTTATTTTTGTTGGTTCTATCGTGATTGGGATTCCATTGGGCCTGATTGTTGGTTTGATTTGTTGGTTCAAATTCCCCTATCAAGTCTATGCAGAGGCTAGATCTAAGCTAGCTATAAGAAGAATCCAGAGAGCGCAAGAGTTTATAGAAAAATGTAAAAAAGATAATTCCACTGAGGGAATGTGGGAAAGACATATACAAAGAATGGAAGAAAAAAAATCTTATGACAACTGAAGAACTACTGAATATGCATAAAGAGACCTGTGAGACTTGCAGGGATATTATGAGGCAAAAAAACAATGATTACACTGGGGGAAAGACTTCTAAAGATCCCTTTGCTAATTTCAATGCTGCATCTGTCCTTGGGATTGATCCAGTGCAAGGGTTACTACTTAGGGTTATTGATAAAATCCAAAGGATTAGGTCTTTCACTAATGACAAGGAGTTGAAGGTCGCAAATGAAAGTGTTGAAGATGCTTGCGATGATATCGTAAATTACGCGATATTAGCTAAAGCCATGTTGAAAGAAAAGCGTGATGGTAATTTAAATTAAAATTTAATCAAAAAAAGCCTTGCTATGGGGTGTTCGATGATTCATAATGACCTCGTTATGGAATTCGAACATCCCATTTTTAATACCCCGGAAGAGTATGAAGAGTATCACCAGATCATGGCTGAGTTAGCGGAGGAGGCTGAGAAGAATGCTCCTGATCCCCGCCCTCAAGATCTTGGTCTGAATAATAATTCATATTTTAATCAAAAAAAAATTGACTCCCAGAGAACAAAAGCTTAACTTAAATCCAGTCATGAATAATACAACAAAACGAGGTCGTGGTCGCCCCAAAGGTTCAACTAGTTTCATCAAAGTGAAACTCTCTGATCTTAACGCTAATCTTGGCCCTAACGCTAAGGTGGCCGTAAGTAAGAAGTGGATAGAGGATATTGGTGTTGAGATCCAAGAATCATCTACTCCATCCTTGACTATTTCTTCAGTCACTGACGAGCCTGAAGCTTCAGAAACTATCCAATTCCAAATCCACTAAGCTATGTTTGAAAAACTTGTAGGTCAGAGTGAAGTCAAGGGTCGCCTTGGTTTTTACGCAAAAGCTCATAAGGCTGGCTCTATCATTCCACCGATTATGCTCAATGGAGCTAAAGGTTTAGGTAAGACTGAGTTCGCTAAAGATTTTGCTAGGGGAATCAAAAGAAAACTTCTTGAGATTAATTGCGGGACAATCCGTAACTCTCAACAGTTTTTCGAGCAGGTCTTCATGCCAGCTATCGCTGGCGAGGAGATCACTGTCCTCTTCGATGAGTGTCATGCTCTCCCCAAGGATCTGGTTGAAGTATTCTTGACGGTATTCAATACCGAAGGGGCTAAGAGCAAGCAGGTTTCGATTGGAGAAGGTTTCGCGACGTTCGAATTCCAAAAACAGAATTTCTTGTTTGCGACTACTGAACTCCACAAGATCTTCGATCCACTGAAGGATCGTATGACTATTGTTGATTTTAAACCTTATGTTTCCAAGGAGCTTGCTCATATCATTCAGAAAAAGATTGATTGGATTCAATTCGATGGGTCCGTCCTTAGTCAGATTGCTGAAACTGTTCGGGGTAACGCTCGTAGCGCTATCAAAAGGGCTTTAGAGATCAAAGCGTTCTGTGAAATCAATAACAATCCAAGGATTGACTCGAAAGCTTGGGTTAAAATGAAACAGCTTCTAGGTATCAAGCCGCATGGCCTAACTAACTTAGAGGTCCAGATCCTTGATGTCCTTAAGTCTAACGGCCCCAGCTCCCTCCAGATGCTGTCTGCTGTTACCGGGATGTCTCGCTCTGCCATCCAACTCGATGCAGAGAACAACCTCCTAAGAAGCGGATTCATGGAGATAGATGGTAAGCGGAAGATCACAGTTAAAGGTTCGAAAATACTGAAGGAGTTAGCATGAGATATGTAATATCACAATGGGGAACTGGTCTATCAGTCGGAATAATTGGTGGACCAGAGGAGGTAGAAGAAGATAAGAACTTAGCTCATAATATATTTGGGGCTAGATCATATGATGATTTCTTTAATGGGCGCATCAATTTCAGTAGTATTTTTTATTTTTATAAATTCCTGCTCTATAAATACGCCCTCCCACATATGTTCCAACATAACTGCTCCCTTCGATCAGCTATAAAAGCAACCAAGCACAAGGCTAAGGAATGCATTATAATCAAAGACAACTTCATGTTCAAGGTAAATAGATTATCAACACCATATAGAATAGGATTATACAATGATGGTGATTTTGGATATGAATACGAGGATTGATATTTGGGGCTGTGATATATAATATTGTTTATTTGTAATTACAAAATCATTTTGTTTGTTACATATTGTGGTGCCGCACACTAGAACCACAACATATTGTATACTTATACGCCTATATACCTACTACACATAGCACCTACCATCGAAGCCTACCCCTTATACCTACAACATATACTATAACTTATACATAACAATAATATAAGTAATAATAAGAGAGGTAAACATAGAGAAAGTAAGGGTTAAAATATGGAATGTGGATTGGCCATATTAATTAATTAAAAATAATAAAAAACCCCCACTCAATAGTTTTCCTTGATTTTAAAGGATTTGCGGCCTTTTTGTTTGACGTGGCTGCTACAGTGAGGTTGGTCTTTTTACTCCATCGAAGTAAAGCCAAGCAAAAAAAATTATAAAAAAAGTCAATTTCTGCACGGGGGTAAATACAAAAAGTTTTTAAAACTATTACCTCGCTGCACCGGCCACGTTAAAAAAACAATAAAAAAGTGCAGGTTGGGCGGCATTCCGCAAATAAGAGATCGCCCCAGATCGAAAGAAATAACGTAAATAATGCAGCGCCCCAGATCGCACAAAACATTTTAAATAATTGGCGCGAACGTGGCTGGTCCAGATCAACGCAGATCGCCCAAATAAAACTAAATAAACCCAGATCAAAATCAACCCCCCAAATAAAGGGGCGTTTCACGATACCAGCCAGCGTTTCGAAGTCAAATCAATCTAGAATATAAAAATCGTCGTAAGTGACTGATTGATAGTG